GGTAAATCAACAACAACTCTTGACATCGCGGCAACGAATGCAACAACACACTCTTGGAGATTATTAAGAAGTGCTGAGGAAGTTGAAAACAACGACCTTACAGCAGCTTATTGCTCAGTAGAAGTTGTTCAGAACTTGTCCGAATTTGGCGGATCTGGAACATAGGAGCATATCATGGCAATATCAAGAGCACAACTCGTTAAAGAGTTAGAGCCAGGCCTGAATGCACTATTCGGTCTGGAGTACAAACAGTATGAAAATCAGCACGCTGAAATTTATACAACAGAATCATCTGACAGAGCTTTCGAAGAGGAAGTAATGTTAAGTGGTTTTGCAAACGCAAACGTTAAAGTGGAAGGATCTGGTATTTCTTACGATGAAGCACAAGAAACTTACACTGCACGTTACACACACGACACTATTGCTTTAGCTTTTTCAATCACTGAAGAAGCGATTGAAGATAATTTGTATGACAGACTCGCGTCTAGATATACAAAAGCTTTAGCAAGATCTATGTCTAATGCGAAACAAGTAAAAGCAGTAACACCTTTGATTCAAGGTCTTCCTTCAACGGATAATTTTGATTCTGGTGATGCTGTATCTTTGTTCTCAACTAATCACACAACGGTTAGTGGAACAGCAGTTAAAAATACTTTAACAACGCAAGCAGACTTAAACGAAACATCATTAGAGCAAGCATTGATTGACATTGCTGGCATGACGGATGAACGTGGAATAAGAGTCGCAGCAAGAGGAATGAAAATGGTTATTCCTTCAGCTAATCAGTTCAATGCTGAGAGATTGATGAAATCTCCAGGCAGAACTGGAACAGCAGATAATGATATCAACGCTGTAGCATCAATGGGAATGGTTCCTCAAGGTTATAGAGTGAACAATTTCTTAACTGATACAGATAGTTGGTACATCATTACTGATGTCCCTAACGGTATGAAAATGTTCCAAAGAGCAGCTTTAAAAACTGCTATGGAAGGTGATTTCGATACTGGCAACGTTAGATACAAAGCTAGAGAAAGATACTCGTTTGGAGTATCCGACTATAGAGGTATCTTCGGTGTAGAGGGTGCGTAATCCAAAATAAATTTGTGGCGGGACACAGTTCCGCCACATTTCACAAATAAGGTAAGAAATGCTTAAAAAATTCCTAGTCAAAATATGGGCTTATGATTATCACGCTAAATTTGAAGTTTTAGCGGAGGATAATCGTGAATCTATTGAACAATCTATCCTTGACAAATTAGGAGATAAGAGTATAAAGTGGGAATTAACGGGAATGTTTAAAAACACTCCCCGTAGAATAACCTATGAGGAGGTTATAGATGACCGAAGACCTATACAAACAAAAACGGTCCTTGGAGTTAGGGTGGCAGTATGAGTATAATCAACACGGAAAATATACTCTTAATATGGTCGACATTGATGAGAAAATTAGAAGTATCATCACTCAGATCAAAGCTGAAGAGTTCAAAATTGCTGATAGAGAAAACAAAATCAGTGATTCAGCTGCCCAAGTTTCTGTGGCAACTTAGATAAACGCCACATCGCTGAAATCGTACTTTTATGCAGGGATCTCTTGCACTCAATCAAAAAATAACATATAAATTTACCACTATACAAATTTTTAAAAAAATTAAATGTAGACGCGTATAGTCGACATCCCCTAGGGACTACATTTATTATATTCTAGGAGGAATATTAATATGGCTAACACAACTTTTAATGGTCCGGTAAGAGCAGAACAGGGATTTAAACAAATCACTAAAAATGCAACTACAGGTGCTATTACAGACAACACAACTATCGACTCAAGCGGAAATCTTTCCGTTGGTGGAACAACTGTTTTATCTTCATCACTTAATGGTATCTCAGATTTTTTTAATGAAGGAGTTAACACAGTACCTTTAGGATTAAATCCTACATGGTCTCTTAACTTTGGTAAACCCGATCAAGGTACTATTGCAAACGTAGATGATCTTCTTACAAACCCTAACACAGCATTGAGATTATCAATGGCTTTAGAAAAAGTAGCAAATCAATCTGCTGTTCTTACAGCAGCACAAACAGGTGCTATTTTTGGTGGAACAGGTGTAGTAGGAACTGATTTTGCAATCGCCGCTGGAGCTACAAATATTGCAGCTAACCAATCAGCAGTAAGATACACAGGTAATGTTGGTGCAACACTAGCATTAACTGCATCAACTACTGATTTAGCTTCTGACACTCACAAAAGTTTAATTATTTTTACTGACAATGTAATCGCTGCTTCTGCAGTTCTTACTTTACAAGTACATACAAATAATGAACTTCTTGCTGCTTCTTTTGAAGCATTTGTTACAGGCGCTGGAACTAACGTACTAGAACGTGAAGCAGGAACTACAGATGCACATGCTAAGATTATCTTAACAGCATCTGCTGCAGAAACGACTATCAAAGCTGGATCTTACATTTATTTTGAAGCTGCTAATAACACAGACCAGATGTCTGTAAAAATGATGATTAGAACTACTGGCGGAACTATCGCAGTTACAACAGCTAATAACTAATAACTAATTAGAGTGGGGCTTCGGCCCCATTCAGTAATCTTGATTAAGGAGGGATTATGGCAGACACAGTAACAGGACCAACTATCATGCAAGAAAATGATGTTAGAGTGGTTATTAAATACGTAAATGAATCAGACGGAGATGGCGGATCAACAGTTTTTGGAGATGTGTCAGCAATGGCTAACAATGCAAATGGTGCATCTTGTTTACACTTAGTATTACAAAGAGTATGGTTTTCAGCTGATACTGGAAATGGTGGAGATTCTTTTATTCGTATGGATGAAGAAGATAACAATGGTGATATACCTATTATTGGTTTAACAGGATCAGGTTATTGGGATTTTAGAGAATTTGGTGGATTAAAAACTGACAAATCAGCTAACAGTAATCAAAGTGATGTTAACCTTGTAGTTGCAGGTGCCGCAGATGCGGGTAACATGTATACGGTAATAGCAGAATTTAAAAAATTATATTAGGAGGTAGCTTATGGCCAATACAACATCTGGCACAGTTACTTTCGATAAAACTTTTGCTGTAGATGAAATTATCGAAGAAGCTTATGAGAGGCTTGGAATACAAGCTAGCTCAGGTTATCAATTAAAAACTGCAAGAAGATCTTTAAACATTCTTTTTCAAGAATGGGGTAATAGAGGTATTCATTACTGGGAAGTAAGTGATGCTGATATTAATTTAGTTGAAGGTCAAGCAGAATATATTTTCTTTAGAGCAACTTCTGACGGTACAAGTGCTGTAACAAATCCTGCTGATACTTATGGTGTAGCAGATGTTCTTGAAGCAACAATAAGAACTAATAGAACTGCTGTTAACCAAGCAGACTCTGCTCTTACAAAAATATCAAGATCAACTTATTCTGCTTTATCTAGTAAGCTATCTAAAGGAACACCATCACAATTTTTTGTTCAAAGGTTCGTGGACAAAACTACATTTACAATTTACCCAACACCAGATTCAACTAGCGCTGCTAAAGCTATTAATTTCTTTTTTGTAAAAAGAATACAAGACGTTGATTCAACTTACACAGATGCAACAGATCTTCCATACAGATTCGTACCTTGTATGGTTTCAGGATTAGCTTTTTATTTAAGTCAAAAAGTAAATCCGCAGTTAACTCAAACAATGAAGTTATTATACGAAGATGAACTAGCAAGAGCACTAGCTGAAGATGGCTCTGCTTCTAGTACATTCATAACTCCTAAAAACTATTACCCGAATATATAATGGCAAGAGGAAAATACGCAAAAGCAATATCAGACAGATCAGGATTTGAATTTCCGTATATTGAAATGGTTAAAGAATGGAATGGATCTTTTGTACATAAATCTGAATTTGAAGGAAAGCATCCTCAACTACGACCCAAACCTCATGGTGGAGATCTTCAAGGACTAATGAATGCTAGACCGGCTAGAGCAGAGCCTGCTGTAGCACAATTATTAAAACTTAATCCTTTTGAAACAATTGCAGCTTCATCTGGAATAATTAATGTATCACAATCTTCTCATGGAAGATCAACAGGAGATACTGTAAGATTTAGAGGAGCACTTTCTGGTAGTGGAACTTTTACTAATCCATCATTAGTTGATGGCATACTAGGATCAAATATTGGAAAAGCTGCTGGTTATTCTATCACAGTTGGCAAAAGAGATTCAAGCGGAAATATTACAAACACAACAGATTTCTATCACTTTACTGTAGACACAAACACTGCTACAACAGGTGGTATATCAGGAGGAGGAGAGAATTGCTCGGCAGGTCCAGCAACTCTAATAGCATAATGGCAGGACTTACTTACGCAACATTAACCACAGCGATTTTAAATTATACTGAAGTTAGTACAACTGTATTAACAAGTACGATTACAGATCAAATTATTGATAATGCAGAAACTAGAATTATGAGAGATGTACCTCTTGATGCTTATAGAACATCAGCAACAGATAATTTAGTAGTTAATCAAGAACATGCAAACGTTCCAGCAGGAGCATTATTTGTAAGAGGTGTACAAGTTGCAGATGGAACATCATCACTTACTAATCCTATATGGTTAGAAAAAAAAGATGTTACATACTTAGATGAATTTAATGGTGCACGTGCTACAGGAAGACCTAAATTCTTTGCTATGAAAGGTGGAGCAACAGGTGTTACAAGCACAACTTCAGGAGCTATTTTACTTTCACCAATACCCGATACAACATATGTATTTAAAACTCACTACAATGCTAGACCTACAGGTTTAAGTGCATCTACTACAACTAATTTTATAAGTTTGAATTTTGCAAATGGTCTGTTATATTGTTGCCTAGCAGAAGCTTTTGGTTATTTAAAAGGACCAATGGATATGTTGCAATTATACGAAGGTAAATATAAAGCCGAAGTGCAGATGTTTGCTGGAGAACAAATTGGAAGACGAAGACGAGACGATTACACGGATGGTACTGTTAGGATACCTGTTCAGTCACCACCACAATAGGAATTAAATTATGGCATCAACATTTACAGATCTTGGTTTAGAAATAATGGCAACTGGCGAGAACGCCGGTACTTGGGGAGATAAAACTAATACTAATTTAAACATTGTTAACACAGCAATCGCTGGTTATGTAGAGCAATCAATTGCAGGTGGAGCTG